CGAAGAGGAAGGAGGAAGCTGAGAGCTGGCAAAGCCAGTTCGGCACCGAAGAGTAATCTAGGTGTTGGAGCGGAAAGGTCAGATTGTCACTTCTGACGAATCTACCGTCTTGGAAACAAGATAGTTTTGGCATCGGGTCCCTTTCTCAGGGAACCCTTCTGCCGTCGTACCACATTTGTAAAAGAGGTACTAGAACAGTTCTGGACGCGAGTAATCGCAAGAAGAAATTCTCCAGAGAAGCACGCTAGGGCGCGACCCGAAATGCGAAACCCACCTTAACCGGTGGAGGGCTGTTCATTCCTTGATATAGACTGTGTCAACGACACGGGCAACCTCGAAAGAGGCTGCCTTAGCCTACTAAGGCGACCTGCGGCCCCCCCCTCCTGGGAGGGAAGGGAGAACCGAAGGGTGAACAATTATAAAAGGTGACTTTTATCTTTGAGAAATCGATCACTATGAACCTTAAACATATGTATAAGATCCTAGTGCCGAGATCACTCACCTGGTCCGTCTGTGTAAAATCAGACGTAAAATTAGCGGTTGCTTTCGTGAGATTGCTTCCGTTAATCTTTGGTAAGGTGTCCGTGTCTAAGATAAAAGTTGTTTGGCACTTTGCGAGATTTTGTAGCAAGATGCATAGAAACCGAGGCCCTAAGGGACTTGCGCTCTATCTAAAAGCGTGTTGTACCGTTGTACAACAGGCAGCAGGAGGAATGCAAGTGAAATCCCCGTGGGTATTAGGAGCAAACATTGCACGTACCAAGTCAGGTATACCGAGACTTATTCCTCATGGACACCGTCAGTCTATACTGGCTGGCGACGTTGGAGTGATTAGATTTTGGTTGAGTCTCTTAGGGCTCTATAGAGTTATAGAGTTCAAAGGAGCGCTAAAATTGAAAACAATAACGGAACCTGGGAAAGAAATTTCCCAAGTTCGTCGTGAGTTCAAGAAGTTTTGGGGTGACTTCCTTGATTCCTTATCAATTCACACTGGTAAGGAGTCTCGGATAGACCCCTCAAGGGACCTGGATCCTAAGTCTCTGCCGCCTATTCTGAAAGCTAGCCCAGCCATTGGTGGAAACACCAGTGTCTGTAATTTCGTTATTGACTCAATAGCGATTTACTCAGATGTTGAGTATTACTCGGCGCTGAGGGAGTGGTTAGTAGGAGTAGACGGTTTAGATCTACTCTGGGCCCTAAACAGAATCGGTGAAGTATATCACCGTGTCGGTTTAGATGTCCTTATCAAGTGGTGGGGGAAGCCCTTGCCACTTGGGAGACTAGGTTTCCTTGAGGAACCAGGTAAGATACGTGTAGTGGCAATGGTGCCGCTTCTTATCCAGGGTATCATGAAACCCCTTCATGATTGGATATTCTCACGGTTGCGAGTAATCGTTACCGATGGGACATTCAATCAGATAGGACCAATCAGGACCCTGTTGGAGTCATGTGAGACACTGAACATCCGTTCATTGTACTCATATGATCTCTCTGCAGCAACTGATCGTCTTCCTGTAGACTTGCAGGTTGACTTACTGTCTGAGATTATGGGTAAGAAGTTGGCCCTCTTATGGAAAGGCCTATTAGTATCAAGACCTTACAGACTTCCAAAGATTGCAAAGTCTTACAATCTTGGATTTAATGAGGTTAAATACGAAGTAGGTCAGCCTATGGGAGCGCTGTCGTCGTGGGCGATGCTCGCGTTGACGCACCATGCTATAGTGCAATTTGCTGCGAGTCAAGTGGGAGCTAAACAACCAAAGGGTTGGTTTACTGGGTATGCGGTCCTTGGAGACGATATCGTTATTTCTAACGAACTCGTTGCTGCAAAGTACCTTAGTATAATGGATGACTTGGGAGTACAGGTTGGACTCGCCAAAAGTCTGATCTCGAAAACAAGAAGTCTGGAATTCGCTAAGCGAACTTTCATACGTGGGCGTGACTGCAGTCCAATTTCATTGGCGGAAGTGTCTGTAAGCTTAGTAAACTTACAGGCAGCTGCCGAACTTTTTGCGAAATGCTCAAAGTTCGTTGCCTTAAAACTTAGTCATGTAGCACGCTTTGCAGGTTTCGGGTATAAGAACTTAGCCCGACTGCCAGTCGGGTTCAGTTTAAATAATCGTCTGAGTAAGTTGTTAGCGTACTTCTGCCGCCCAGGTGGATTGTTTCCAATGCCTTTCGAGGCATGGATCTCGTCCATTGGCCCTGGGGGCGAAGGGGTAGCAAAAGACCACCGTTACTGGGTAACCAGTGAAAGATTGTGGAGACTATCCTTTGAGATCGTTAGTAGATCACTAAGGCGATCTGAAGAAGTGATTCGACAGATTTTCATGTGGAACATATCGGAAGCGAAGACCCCAAAAGGGAAACTAGTGAACCCGATATTCCTGGAGGAGAATCCTCTGGGTAAAGCAGGTAGCGTTGCTACCTTCAATACGTTCATGAACGAGTGGGTAGCCTACCCGCTCGGCCAAAGGCTTCGAAAGCGACTAGAAGTTGCTGACGACGTTATCAGGGTACTAGAACCCGGTATCCTCCCAGACTGGGAGTCTTTAGAGGGATTATGGAAGCAAGTCGTAAGTTTAGAAGATGGGGCGAGTGCCCTGCCTACTAAATGGAACTTTAGTAAACAAGACCCTCTTGAGCTAAAACCGTCTACAAGGATTGTTACCTTGTGGGCGGGCTTGCGGAAGCTAATCCTTCGTGATAAGGCACCAGTCTTGTCTCTTAGACCGGGCAGCGTGAAGGCTCCTAAGCCTACACGACGTCGACGGGCTGGCTAATCACCAGTTACCGTCTAGCCGGACCCAAAGTTACACCTCTCAGTACTTTGACAAGTATCTGAGGGGAATAAATAGTTGAGTGTTTCTAAGCACAATCTGGC